TCAAATATAATAGCCGATGCGTTGTGCATCCAATCAACTCTTTGAGGCCTGAGAGAAGCGAGGGTCATTCTGTATATACCAGCTTCTGACATATAAAAATGAGCATCCCCAGTATTAATTAATGTGTCCTCGTAAAACGGGGTGTTCTCTCCTTGATAAACCTGCTTAAAGACAAACAAGTTTGAGGAGCTAACAAGCGAACATCTCCAAATGCTACGCTCTTTGTAAATCATTAGGTGGTCACCGAGAACGGCCATTCCAATAATACGCTCACCTATGTCACCTACAGTTTGCTGTCCTGCAAGAGAAGCCAAGGAAGGATAATAACTTGTAGCGTCTACATAGTCAGACCATTGAACCTTTGACACCTGTTGAGTTGATGACTCTTCCAAGTCCCCTAAGAACATGAAGCCCTTATATTCAGATAAGTGAGCAGCCTTGGTTATCTTTAGCTTAACCAAGTCTGGTATTGTAATAGCTAAATTCTTGTCTGCCCTATCTGGCTTTGAATCAAAGAACCAGTTTAGTGGCTGATCATAGTTGTTTGTAAAAACAATATTGTTGCCTAACTGTGCGGCTTTAAATTTAATAGAGCTATAAGAAGAAGATGTTCCCATAGCGTACCCACTCCCGCCGTTGTCTCCAATAAGTATCCAATTACGAGACCTTTGGTTTAACGCATAGATTCTGCTTTTAGTAGCAGCAATCAGCTTCCTCGATCCATTGCCGCTTTCAAATTCGAACAGGAGAGTAATAGGCTCTCTGACTGTATTGGTTGGGGTTTGCTTCGATCCAAGTTGATCATGAAGATCGCTGTTGTTTTTTATTGTGCCGCCAACATTATAGTTGCCGTCATCAAATAATGCCTTGAAGCCTCCTGCTCTCTTTAACCTGCCAGCACCATCTACCCTAAAGTTCTTAATATACCTAAACTGTTTGTCGTTTAGCAGATCAAGCGGAGTCAAAGAGTTCATTGGCCCAGTTAATGGGCTTATGTGATAGTCTTTGAACTTAGGTAGCCTTGGCATTTTATGATGGGAAGTAACCCGTATAAATTAAAAACCTGCATACAAGAGAAGGCTGAACAATTGAAACAGGATCATCCTCACCAACTTCCTCAAACAATTGTTCAACGTAAGACACCCCAGCATCAGCATCTTTTTCTCCGAAATGGTCGCTACGCATAAAATTAGCAAGACCTGACTGCTCGTCATGCCAAACCTTCTTACCTACCGCGCCAGAAGCGACATGGTTGTGCTTTGGTAGGTGTCTCACCGAAAGCTGAACCGTTTCAGAGCCAACCTCACTTCCAAGAGAATATGAGTTAAGTCCTGACACTTGATTAGCAGACTCATTTCTTCCAATAAGAGCCCTAGCCCTCATGTCTGGTACATTAAATGTGGAAGTACCATCCCCATCCCCGTATGTTGTTGAAATAACAGTATACAAATCTGAATAGGTTGTCCTGCTTATGGCCGCTCCATTGCACTCAATCCATCCATCAGGAGTAGCAGAGTTTAAAGATGCCTTAACATCTCCAATGCTCCATATGCCAGTATTAGCAGCTAAGTCTTTAGCAAATGTCTTTGACGGGTTCCCGTCTGCATCTAGTAAATAATTAGCTAAGTCATAAATCTTACTTGGCAAAGTAAGTAGAACTGCTTTGAACCTGTCGCATAGGGTAGCAGACGAGGTTAGTACTAGGTTTGAAAAATCACTTGGTTTACTTGGTGATGGCATAGTGCTTGTTATTACCAGTTATGTCGACACGCCCAATAGCGTGGAGTAGTGTCGTCTTTGGCCGTTGAACAATTATGTCTGGCCTTAAAATTAGCTCTGCGTTTTTCATTCTTATGTTTTAGAAAGTCGCTGTATCCAACAGCCCCAAAGTGAACCACACGAATCTTTCCTTTCTTATCTCTTACAAAGACAGTGTACTTCTTCTTGGCAGGAGTAACCCCCTTGATCTTTCGGGGACGACGCAGTGTTACTTTCCTGCCCCTCCACTCTGCTTGCTGTCCTTTTCCTTTAGTCGCCACTTTCTATCTCATGCTCCAAATTAACAATAACCCTGAGCGCATCCTTAACGAAAAGGCGCGACTCAGGGCTTGCGTTAACTGCGTCTTTAAATCCTTTAGGATGTACCTCGATCAGAGTCTTCGACGAGTTCAGTTTCCTCGTCACGCACCCGCTCATGAGGATGACAGATAGCATCAGCGATAGCCGAATCAATGTAGTCCATTTTGTCTTCACGCCTATTCTGTGCTTCTGATTTTCTTATTACATCCTCTAGCTGATCAGCCAGACTTCGCAAGGCTGGTATAGCCCTAAGTATGGCTAACAGAATGCTCACTCAGCAGAACTAGCTTTGGCTGCTTCCTCGCTTTTCTTCACTCCATGACGAAGGAAGATTGCAAGAAGACTTGTCACCCCAATGTTAAGGGCAGCACTAAGCTCGATCTCCCCAGAAAGGTAGGCTCCAGCCGCAGATAATATTGCCGCGACTCCTGTCATGACTGTTTTTGACTTAAACATTTTACTCTTTGTTTTTTATCAACCTAACCAACTTGATACTGACATAGGTAAGCATGACGCAACTAATAGCCAACTTAACCCCTATATCAATATGCTCTACAAAATGATTGCCCACCCCCAGAACACTTGCTCCTATTATCTTTATGTCGTCGAAACTCATTATTCATTTCTAGTTCTGGGAGTGTAGGCACGATGCTTATTCAGCGTTTATAACTTCAGGGGCTGCGGGGATTTCCGCGCCTCCTTTTTCTGCATTAGGATTCAAGCTGTTTATAAAAGCAGCTAATGATTGAGCAGACTGCTGAATAGCTTGATGGTCTCTAGCTGGTAGTGACGCCATCTGTGACGCGTTGAACAATATTTGCAACTGTTGTTGCGCCTCTTCGAACTTATCTTTTTCGTCCATAGACAGGGATATTTTAAATAAAAACTATATGAAGTACAAGTACACTGTACTGCTACCTAGTTTATTTTTTTTTCTTACTCTTTCTTTTTGTGTTGGAAACCCTGCGAGGCTTTCCCGCTGGCTGGCCTAATTTCTTTTTCTCGTTAATCTTCTTACGCTTCTCAGCAGCAGACATTTCCTTCGATGTCTTCGGGGTAGAAGAGCTTACACGCTTAGACGGGCGGCAGTATGGAGTTCCGCGCTTCTCGCCCTTCTTCCTTCCACAAGGCTTCCCAGTTCGTTCATCGACCCACCTCTCAAAGTGCCATCGGCGTAGACCACCAGAGTAAGCCATTACGACCACCTACCTCCCTTTTCCTTATACCACTTAGCGGCATAAGAGTTAGAGTAAGCTGAAGGGTGAACCTTGTATTTCTTCTTGGC